GTGGGTGGCTTCGACCTCGAACACCATCGCGGGCATCAACCGCTCGACCAACACCTTCTGGCAGCCGGCCTCGAACACTTCGATCGGCGGGCACTTGTCGCCGACCACCCTGCTCCCCGGCTATTTCAAGGTGACTTACGGGTACGATGAGCCCAACCTCATTATCCTGAATAACACCGACTTTGCGAACTTCGAATTGCAGTTCACCGCGACCTCGACTTCCTCGGCGACCACCAACGTCATTCGCGCCACCGACAACTTCGCCGACACCGCTCCGGTGCAAACCGCTTTGCGCTACCACATGCGCTTCAAGAATGCCGTGGTGCTTGCCGACCAGCACTTCCCGTCCGGCACCGGCTATTTGCTCAACACCAAGTACATCTGGATGATCTACAACCTGGGCAGTTATTTCCGCATGACTCCGTGGATCATGCCCTCTAACCAGGATGTCATCACCGCGCGCATCCACCTGATTTGCCAGTTGGGATGCAATCGCCCGCTCGCGCAAACGGCTTTGACTGCGATTTCCTAAAGGAGAACCGACGTGACTCTGAATATCCGTACTGATCGTATTTTCCCCGGAATGGGGCAGACGCTACGCAACGATCCGGTGCTCCTGATCGCGGGTATCGCGCTTTCCGGTACCGGTCAGCAATCGAACACCATTCCTGCGTCCGGCTCCCTGGCCTTGACCACGACTTGCGGGCGCATCCGCTGCAAGATCTACAACGGCTCGGGCACGTCGCCGACCGTGGTGGATTTGGTGGTGACGGCGGGCGACGGCACCAACGCCGTGACCATTGCGCAAGGGCTTTTCCACCCGAACGCGGCGGTCACTCTTTCGGCGACTTCGTGGTTCGAAGCGGAGTTCGAGTACATCGTGGACACTGCGGCCTCGGGCGCCGGTGGCGGAGCCTCCGGGCAGTTGTCGGGCACCGTGGGTGGCGCGAACGTCATCACCTTCAAGACGACTTTGGGCGGCACTTCTCCTGCGGCCTCGATGGACGTGGAGCTCTGCCCACTGATCTAACCCGGGTTTTCCTCGTTGTTCTGCGGCGATGGGCCGGAGGCCGATAAACATTCGGTCTTCGGCCTTTCGTTTCTGAGAGGTGTTTATGGAGCGATTCATGAATTTCAAATCCACGCATCCCCATGAAATGGTGGCCAAGGTCAGGCCCGACGAAAAGAACGAAGCCCCCGACAATGCGCGGTTGCGCGGAAGCTACAAGAAACTTTCCTCGCGCGGCAAGCGCAAGTCGAAGCGGCACGGACGGAGACGCTAATGGCCAAGGAACCCCACACAAAACTTTGGCAGAAGGCGCAGGAGTCCAAGACAGACGCCAGTGATGTCGAGGACCGTCGCCGCACTCTTCCTGAGTTTGTCTTTCGCAGTGGCAAAGCGGAAAGAAGGGGTCGCGTTCGCAGCAGACGCATGAGGAGACGTTAAGTGCCTTCCACAATCGGGCAGGTCATCATCAACTCTCGTCAGGTCATCCCTGATATGCCCCAGGTCATGGCTCCTCCCATTCTTATCAGTTTGACTCCGAAAAATACCACCGGAGGAACGGTTACGCAGGGAATTACGTTCTATGTCGTTCTGACCGCCACTAATCAGTACGGAGAAACGATCAGTTCGCAGGAACTTAGTTTCAACCTTACGGCTCCCAATAACTCCGTGCTGATTGATTTTTTCGGGCCAACCGGAAACACTTCGCAATACAACATCTACATCGGCCAAGGCCCAGGAGAAGAAAAGGCCAAAGTGCCTTTCACGGCCTTTGGCTCTGGTCCAGATACGCAATACACTTTCCTTGGTTCGGAAACCGATTTCGCCGCCACTCCTCCGCAACGCTCGACGGCTTGGCTTCCCGACACCGATGGACAGTTGGTGGGCGCCGGGGCGATTTATGGATGGCTGAATGACGGCTTGCGGCTCATTTCCCGCTTTGCGGGTGGCTTGCTTGACTATTCGGGCGTGCGCAGCAACGCCAATCAGCCGTATTACCAGATCACCGGGGAATGGAACAAGATCACCTCGATTTGGTATGACGGCTACTGGATGGTGGGCGGGGACCGCGGACAGTTCTGGAGGCGCAACAACATCACCAGCCAGATCCTTTCCTCGGCAACCATTTCGGTCATCAACAATCAGATGATTCTTGAGGTGTACCCGCAGCCGGCGCGCACCGGGGCGGGAACGATTCTCGCGGCGCCGATGGGAGCGGGAGACACCACTCTGCAAGTCAACTCGACAGCCGGATTCGTGTTGCCGTTCGGGTTTCTGCAAATTGATTCGGATGAAATCATGGCTTACCAGAAAATCAGTTCCCCTAATTTCGTGGGACTCCTGCGAGGATTGGGTGGAACGGTGGCTTCTGCGCATGCAGCGGGTCTTGAGGTGAAGGAACTTAATATTTTCTGGAGTGGTAAGCGGCAAATCGAGCCTTCTTACGCTCCCGGGCAATCTTTGAGCATTCTTCCGCTTCCTTCCGGGTGGGATGTTCTGCTCGCGCAATATATTTCCGGCCGCGCGAAAAACATTGAGCATGACGGGCAGTATTGGAAGCAATTACAAGACGACATCAAGGCTCAGGTAAAAGAATGGGTGAAGGACGAGATGGGCATAATGAAGCGCCGTCAGATCGGGCCTCCGGCGAGCCCAGCAACCTATTACGCAGACCAGGCGGGAGGCGTTCTGATTAACTGATGGCTCTTGAATCCATTCCGACTTTTCCTTGCATCAAGGGCGTGGTCGCCAGTAACCAGCCACTCGCCGAGGTGAAAGGATCGGTCACGCGCGGGTCTAACTTGCTGATGACGGCGCGCGGCGGGCTGGACGTGTGCGACGGCAGCCAAGTGCTACACGACTACAACGGATTAATTCAGGGGAATTTCGGCAAGGTCATGGCCAAGTTCTTGTTTCAGCCGACCGGAGTGCCCAATTATTATCTCGCTTTGATTAAGTACCCGTTTACCCTGGGAGCCCCGCAAAATCTGTCTGCCTCGGCATCGACCGGGGGGATTCTGGCTCCGGGCACGTTCTACTACAAGGTGACGGCTCTTGATGGATTGGGTGGAGAAACTACGGCAAGCGCGGAGGCTTCCGTTACGCTTGGCTCGACCGGAAGCGTCATACTCACCTGGAACATCGTGCCGAATGCGCAGAGCTACAACGTTTATCGCGGTATTTCCCCGGGAGCAGAAACGGTAGTGGTGGGGACTGGGCTCCCTGTTCCGCAACCCACGGCCGGCAATTTGACGGTTACCTTCACCGACAACGGGGCTTCCGGTCCACTCACGCAATTCAACGAGAATCCGTTTTCCTCGGTGTGGCACCAGGATATTACCGTCCCTATCTATGGCGGCTATTTGCAGGCAACGATCAACGGGAATCTTTCCGGAACCGGCTTCGTGGTCGGGGCGACCTTGGCCTATAGTTTGGGGACACAAACCGCATTCTATGGAAACTGGATCATCACGGCGATTACCGGACCTTCGACGTTTCGCGCGGCTCCTACCACGCAGGCTTATGGAAGTTTTTTCAACTTCCAGAACTCGTTCAATGGCAGTTGGCTGCTGGCAACCCCTGGCTCTCAACCTCCTCTGACCGATAACACGCAACAGGTCGCTCTATTCAAGATGCCAGTAATTTCTGGTTCTCCGGCAACCTTGCCGGTACCCTACAATTTCAGCAATGTTGTCGCGATTTATCCTGCGGATTTGCCGATCCTTGGCGATGGTGGAGGGGGTGGATCAGGTGGAGGCGGGGGCACAGGTGGCGGGGGCTCGACAGGAGGTGGCGGTGGAAGTGTCGGCGGTGGGGGCATTGGCACGCCATCGGGCGGGATTCTGAGCAATCTTTCTCCCATTCCGCAATTCGAGCAATTCACCAATCGCGCCATCATTGCCATGGGCAACGGCTATCCCTTGCAACTTTTTTCGGACCCTTCTACACCGACCAATCCCGCCACCGTTTCGACCATCAGCGCAATCAGTGTGGATGCTTTTGGCGTGGTCACGGTGACCACCTCGACTCCGCATGGGCTTTCTTCCTTGCAAGTGGGCGGGAATGTGGTCATCTCCGGGAACTCCACGGCGACTTATAACGTTGCTGGGCCGACCATCAATATCATCTCGACCACGCAATTTCAGATGCGCAACCTTGCGGCAATCGGCAATCCACCCTCGTCGGGCGGAACGGTGACGACTACCTCAGTCCCGGTTGTGAATACTTTCGTGCCCGCGTATCCGGTCTGGGCGGCAACGGAAAACTTGATTGCCGGAGACGTGATTGTTCCGGCCACGCAACCCGCGACGGCGATTTATTTGACGGTGACACAAGGCGGTCAAACCGGAAGTACGGAGCCGGCCTGGCCGACCGGAGGTCTCGCGAGTGTCGGGCAAACCGTGAAAGATGGTACGGTGATCTATCAGGTGGCGGGCTTGCTCAATAGCGCGGCGCCGGCACCTCCGGGAGCTGCACACATCAAAGTGTACTCGGGTGCTTTGTGGGCCTTTAACACTTCGCCGTCGAATACTTCCAGTGGACTCGACGGGCCTTGCTCGATTCGCATGAGTTCCATCAACAATCCCAACTCCTGGAATCCCATCAACCAGGCGTTTCTCGACCGCGATGACGGGCAAGAGGGCATGGGCCTGGCGAAATTCACTATCACCGCGCAAGGCATTCCCCCGCAAGGGTCACTGGTGGCCTTCAAAAACTACATTCCGTATCAGATCCTCGGGGTCTTCGGAGCGAGCAATTTCTTGATTCAAGCGGTGTCTTCCGACATGGGATGCACCGCACCGCGCACCATCCAGTTTGTTCCCGGCTTTGGCATCATGCGCTACACCCACCTGGGCGTAGCCGTTTTCAACGGAGTGAAAGATGAAATCATCAGTGAGCAAATCCGACCTTACTTGTTTCCGAACAATGACATCACCTATGCAGACATTACGGTGGTGGACTCGAACTTCGTTTCGGTGGCCTGGGCCGCGCAGACCGCCACTCCACCCATGTACGTCCTGGCTGTGCCCATCGGCAACTCGGCCGGAGCACTAACGCGGGCCTTCTGCTTTGACTTGGTATTCAAGGGATGGCTGGTAGTCGATTTTCCTTTTCCCATCGGGTGCATCGCGCAGTTCCGTACGGTCTCGGCGAATCCTGTTACCGTAATCGGAGGCTTCTCCGACAGTTGCCTACAACGCTGGCAGGCGGGCGATGTCTTGTGGGACACCTCGGGGTCCGGAGCGCGCACTCCTT